TATTTAAGCAGCAAACAAAGCCATCCTATATTTACCGGTGCTTATATGATCGACTGGCATGAAACGCTTATTAAATTTGGTTACAACCAGCAGTCGCTTATTGGTAAAAGACCAAAGGTAGTGTGTAAATGTGATTATTGCCACAAAAAACGAGTGATCACAATCAGGGTAAAATCACGTATAAAGGACGGGCAAATGTCGTGGGTTTGTCCGTCCTGCGTCGGTAAAAAAAGATCAAAAACCATCTCTGCTCAAATGCGTGACAATTGGACAAACCCAGATTATCGGGAGAACCAAATTGATAAAAAACAAAGCGACGGTTATAAACTAACCCAATCTACAAAAAGCAGACAGAGATGGGAAAACCCGGAGTACAGAAAACAAATAGAAACTGGTATAAATATTACAAATTATATTCAAAAATCGCGTACACAGTTTAAACAACAATTTAATTATTCGTCAACAACATTTGGAAATTGGTCTGATAAAATAAGCATTGTTTGTAATGCCTGCAACAATCACATAAATATTAGCCCACAAAAGCATATCGAGCATGGATATTGCCACAAATGTGGTATATCTGGTGGACAACGTGAAATCGCAGAATATCTAAACACCGTAGGTCACCAACCAATCATTAATGATAGAACACAACTTGATGGTCTTGAGTTAGACATCTTTCTACCCGCCAACCGCTTGGCCATCGAATTTCATGGTATTTACTGGCACTCGTATGACGTAAAAGAAACGCCAAAACAAAAGAAACGACACCAACTAAAAGCACTGAAAGCGGCGGATGCTAACATTACGTTATTGCAATTTTTCGATTTTGAATGGGATAACCATCGAGAAATCGTACAATCAATGATTAAAAATAAACTCGGTTTATCTAAAAAAACCAACGCCAGAGATTTTAAAGTCGCAGAAATCCCGAACAAAATTGCCGCCAAATTTTTCACCGACAACCACATCCAAGGACACAGAGTCGCAAAAACAACCCTTGCCTTACTAGATAATGATAATATAATGATGGCAGTATCATTTAGTAAGGCAAAAGATGGTTATGAAATCATCAGAATGGCAACAAAAATCAACCATATAGTACGCGGTGGTGCTAGTAGATTATTAAGCCACTTCAAGCAAGAACAACTGTGCACATACGCGGATCTTAGATATTCGTCCGGCAACGCATACGCAACCTTAGGCTTTAAAAAAATTAGCACCACACAACCAGGATATTTCTATACTAAACAAAAAGGAGTTAATTATCAGATTTTATCGCGACAACAATGTCAAAAACATAAACTAAGCAAACTCCTTGGCAACTCATTTAACCCAGAATTAAGTGAAGCTCAAAACATGTTTAATCATGGATATAGGCGTGTATGGACTGCTGGTAACTTATACTTTCAAAAATAATACAAAGAAGGATCAAAAAATGACTGGACTATGGCGACGACGAAAACCCAATCCGAATCCCACACCAGACAAACCGGTGCCCTCACCAAATAACCCAACCAAAGTACCACGACAACTACTCAAAGCCCACAACGAAGAACGATCAGGATTTGACATACGTGGGTTGTATCTAAGTCGTTCGCTATGCCAAGTAGCCCAAGCACATGCTCAATGGATGCTTGATAATAAAACAATGTCCCACACTGGCGAAAACAAATCAACAGTTGGAACACGAGTACGAAACGCTGGCTACACCGCCGTAGCTGTGGGCGAGAACATCGCACATGGTTATAGTACTATAGAATCAGTTATGAAGGGTTGGATGAATTCTAGTGGGCATCGATCCAACATTTTACGCCCACAATATATCGAATGTGGTCTCGCACAAGTTGATGATTATTGGTGTGTAGTCTTTACCGCACCACCACTAATCGGCGATAATTCCACTACCAAACCTCAATTACTATGCCCAACCCCGCTTGAATCACCAGACTGACCCTTCCAACCTGGGGCATTTTTATCCATCTTTTCTATCATAATAGAACTTATTGGGTACAACAATAGGACCACCTTGGCTCATTGGTATACCACCCAATTCCATGGTGAAAGCATCTATGTGTCGTTGAGCCGAAACATCAGGCAACTCATCTGGTGCCAACTTCATAGGCATCATTAAAGACGGCCCGCCCTGATCGGCAAAAGTTCTTTGTTGTGCAACTTGCCCAGCATCAGTAAGAATTACTGGCCCAGTCTGGCTTGTGAAATCACCATTGCTACCCACTGGAATTAGATTACCAGCATCCACGACAAAAGCATCAGACGTACCAATCAAAGCCAAGCCGCAAGCGATTACAAGATCGTCGAAGTTGCCAGCACCATCTTCAGCCTCGGTCTTATTCGTATCCCGCCCAGTCCTATCACGCTTCCGAACGTACGTTTGGAATTGCTTCAAAAGACGAGTACTGAATATCTTATAGCCTTCACCATCCTTTTCAGAGATGAAGTCCTGCAAGAATTTATTCAAAGTCGGCTTACTGGCCTGACTAGTAGAAAAGCCGTACTGGGAAACCTTCAATGCTCGTTGTGTCTTCGAATTACCGGCTGTTGGTTTATCGTTGATTTCTTTTTTACGCCAGACCCTTGGGTACATGGTGTCAAAGCGAAGACTATCGATTAAAGTATCACCACCATTATTCCGTTCAATCACCGCCAAAGCAGAATTATACCAGCGGCCAATTCTGTCAATATACTTGACTAATTCTCTTGGTAAGCAATGAGCCATAAACTCGGCAACTTGTTCCATCGTATCAACATCGAAAACTTCAATCGCACTATAATCACGGCCCTTACCGGTCGCAATATCAACACCCATCACGTAAGCGTGGGCCTTGGTCCCATGGTCAATAACCACGTTCCCACGGCGTTTTGTTGGACTAGCAACAACCGGCGTTTCCCAAATCCAAAGGCCCTCGTCTGGGTCGGTGAAGTCGAAACTGAGGTCTTCAACTAAGCCGCTAACTGGGTGCACATAGGTTTGGTAGCCCTTAACCTTTTGGACTGGGTCTTTGATTGTCGTTTGGACTTGGGCCAACACTTGCTTCGTTAGAATAGTATGGCCAGATCCAACGAACGACGCCATAATTTCCTGGTCGAACTTCCAAGCATCACCCTGTTCTTGCAGAGCATCATACTGTTCTTGTAGCCATGGCGACCAATATGGGCCGAATTTGTCTATTTCGTGTCTGTCGACGCACTTTCGGATCCCGTCGCGAGGTGCAATCCGCTTCATTTGTCGTGATAGTGGGTCTTTGTATTCGATTTTCCAGTCCATATCCCACCAGTTGACCATGATGGGATTGAAACCGTTTATTCCAGCTTCAGCATCAGTCCAGGTGGACCAGTACCAATTACCAATTCCATTAGTCTGGTGATGTACAAACGTACATCCAATGAACGAATGTCCATTTGGTATGGTAAAATCCATTAATTCCGATTCTGAATCCATTATTTCTACTATATCATCATAATAATAATCAGAATTCGCCAGTTGTTTAAGTATATTATAGCTACCATAATGCCGTTTATTATTTGGTACTCTACTCAAAAAAAATAATACAAGATCTTTAGAAAGCTTTTGGTTTTTTCGGTTTTTTCTACCAAATAAAACATTATTTTGAATCCCACACAAATTCATGTCTGTTATTGACATTTGTGCTTCTATTCTAAACTTTCGCACTAGTTCAACAGCATGTGGGATATATTCTATTGATGGTCTTGTGTTAATATAATTTTTTTGCTTTCTAGCTAAACCAAAACCAATTCTTTCATAATATTTCCTTGCTTCCCCAGATCTAATCAACAATCGCCCGTGTGGTAGGCATTGAGAAACATATGACCTATTGTTTAAATTAAATTCTTTTTCATATGCACCACGCCATTCTTCTTTACAGATTATTCCAAAATTCGATAACAATTGCCTAACTTGAACCAATAATTCAGAAGATGTTGATACTAAACCAACTTCACCATCCCTTTTCCTACTAAAACCATCGCCATCAAATAATCCCATTAAATAATGTCTTATGACGTTGGCAGAGCACTGAAACAACCGCTTGGGTATTTGTTTCAACGGTGCCTTACATCTTTCAAACCCAATCCATTCTAAAAACCTATAAACCCCGGCGGAATTATTACAATCCATCGAATATGGTTGTTTTTTGCGAATTGTGAATTTCCAACCAAACTTATTATTAAGAAATTTCTCCCTGATTTCAAGGTCGCCGCTAGCAACATTAATCGACGAGCTAGTTAGGCATCCTTCGGCTGTTATAACACCCAATAAATAAGCCAATTCTCCATCTATAGTATCAATCCGCCAACCAGTCTTATCATCAACATAATCTAGCTTATCGTTATTGCCAAAAATAAATCGACCGCGTTCTATTGGCAAATAATCACCAACTTTGAGATCGGTGGAATATGTATAATCTATCTCCCCAGTATTCTTAACCGATAATATTCTATGGGTTGTGGAAACTTCAGTTTTATATCTTCCCCTAGTTGTAATTATTTTGGTTGCTTCTTTTGGCCTTTTATAAAATTTTGTTGGTTTTTCTAAACCATCCCTACCTAGTACTTTAGGACCATTGTAATCAGCATGATAATAACCCTCGTCAAACCCATCATACTCGTCTGGTTCTAAATCCTTGATCTGGCATAGACCATTCTCTGTCCAGATATAAGTATCTGGGGCAACACAAGTGCTGATGACGATGACGTTACCACCATGTTGCAATGTTGGCCAACCAGCCGCCCAAAGTGTGTCCATACCATTAATAAATGCAGATTCATCGATAATGTTCAATGATGAGGCGTTCGATCGGAGGACTTCCGGGTGGGAGGTGAGTGATTGAATTCTGGAACCATTGGGGAAAATGATCTCATGTTCATTTTGCTTAACTGGTTTCCAAACTTCTTTCATCCATGGTGGAAGATGCTCATAGAGAAAAACAACATGGTCCCGCAGGAATCCCATCGCATCTTCATTACGACGGGAGACGATAAGAATTGTCTTATGCGGGTGGAACATGGCGAACCAGGTCGCGAATGCCCCAGAAATCTTTGAGATACCTGAATTATGAACAACAGCACCATCAACAATATAGTTATTGTGTGGTGGGACTGATATATCATAAACTTTTGCAGTTTCACCTTTTTGGGTGATTCTTTTTATTTCGCCCTTTTTCCGATTAAAAAAGAAACCTTTGGTTATTTCTTTTCTAGGTTTTTTATTAAATATTCCAATATTTTCAACAAACAATTTAAAATCGGTGCCTCCATATATTCTTAATTTAGGCATCGATTGTTCTGTCGCCGGGTAAACCCTTGAATTAATACCAAATCGCGACAATAATTGTTTAATTTGATGCAACAAACGCATTGATTCTTGACCAATGCCAACTTCATTGCAATTGCCGCCTGAATACCACCCATCGGCGGCAAACAATCTGTTTAGAAATAATGCTATAGAATCGTTTTCCCAGTCAAAAACAACATCTGGTATCTCTTTTTCTTCTCTAGTTTGCCCAGCTATTCCAAGGTCTTCAACCCATTTCCAAAATATCTTATTAGAATAATATATTCTATACGATGTTATTTTACCATCTTCATCCCTATTATGTGGTTTAATTGGTCTGCGTAAACCAAATAGCTTCGCAAAATGCTTTTGGTACTCTAACAAGTATCTCCAACATGTGTTAGTAAAATGGCTTTGGTTACTGTTACCATAATAACCGTCACCAATCATATAACCTAATAATATTGCTTCACTTTCATTAGCAACAAACCCTGTTCTTGGCCAATCACAGACTTCTAATAATCTATCATCGGTTGTTAAATTTTGTGCTTCTATTTCACCACCATATGTGAAATAATTATGATCTAGAGTCGCGACTGAGGTATGGCCAGTTTTTGATTTGACCTCACATACTTCCATTTCACCATTGTCGAAAGTCTCTTGAACTGGGACTATATCCAGCCTTTGGGTTTCATTATTGAATGAATATACCAGATCACCTTCTCGAATCAAATCAATTCGCCGGGGACCTGTTGGTGTCCATACCATTTGATCACCGCGAAAACACTGTCGGCATTTTCTGAAAATGTTAAGCCTATGCTTACGGAAGCATGTGATAGCGTGTTTTTGATAGGTGAATGGCTCGAATGGTAGAACACCGGCTGATGGGTGTTTCAGTCTACCAAAGTTGGCGAGGAACCACGACACGGATTGTTGCGATCTCCGGATGATTTCTTCTTGTTGTGGGCTCAGATTAGCCATTAAGTTTTCTCTTCAATCGTGTTAATGCTTTACGCAACCCAGGCCATCCTACTGCTTTGTTGTCCCAGTATTCATCTGCCATGATTTTATCGCTTGTATCGGATGGTTGACTGGGATTTTTGTTGATATGGTCGAATGGAATATCGTATTCTTCAAACCAGTCTTTTATTCGTTTCTCATCGCCCCTACACGTGTTGATGACGATTGTGATGGGGAGTTTTCTTACTTCCTTCATTACTTCTTGAGCGTCTTCCATCGGCTCAGGAATTTCATCTGTGTGGTGGTCTTGCTCTTTGGCTAAGGTGCCGTCGAGATCCACAGCCAGTGTGAATTTTCGGTCTTCGGCTATTGTTTGTAGTCGCATTATACCAAGTCCTCATCGATCAATTCGGATAATCTACGTATGGCTTCTTGTGGATTTTTCCACCAATCACCACCCATGCCAAATTCACCTGTGTCTTCTTCTTCATCGTCTTCTTCTGGTTCGACACGACCAATCACCTGTTGGTTATTCACATTGGTGCGACCAAATAATGATTGAAATCGACCAAAATCATCCCCTTGTAAAAAAATAGCAGCTTGTTCTTGTGGGACTTTCACCATTTTGACTGGTATTGTCACTAGGACTTGGCTTGCCATAGCATGTTGGCCACGCCCTTCTTTTTCAGACGCAACCACTGACCCTAAAGTCTTTGCTATAGAAGACAAAATAAATATCAAATGCTCTCTACTATGATTATGCTTGTGGGCATGTGGGGTTTCTTCCCAATTTTCACTATCAAAGTCATAATAATCACCGGTATTAATTATATGCCCGGCATCATACTGCGATATGACTTCAATTGCCTTCTCCAAGTTTTCATCACTTAATGTTTTAGCATTCCTCACATCTGTGTAATTCAAATTCATTTCGAACGGTAAATCAATAGCTTCCGGAGCCTCAAACATATAGAGGTTCGCATCTGGTGACCCCGCCGCGATTTTTTTGCCCCAAGTGCAAAATTCAGTCCCATATTGTCGCAGGGCATCTGTCCCATCCCTAGTCGCCGGAAAAACAGCAACACTTTGCATGGGGTAATCAACCACTTGCTCTTCATCGGTATTCAAAAAAGTATAGTATCGCATTATACACCTTAGTCTAAGCCACCGCTTGGCCCCGGTCTGCTAAGAAGCTCGTCTAACTCAGCACCTGAGGTTTGTAAGTTATTGTTTTGAATATTAATGCCCGCTTTGGTTGCGGCGATCATTTTGGCTACGCCTTCCATCACTTTGACAGCGTTGCCGTTGATGTTCGCTTTTACTTCGACGGCTTTGACTAACCCATCGACATACATCCGTGCCGGTATTTTATTGAGGGTGTGGGCATCTGTGCATGCCTTTTGTAGCATGTTGATTACATCTTGTGCTTCTTGGCGATCTGAGCGGCAGGCTTGAAGCACTTCTTCAGCCACCATGTCCATTTTGTCGAGGTATTTGCCAACTTCGGCTGCTTCTTCTTCAATGGCTTCTACTTCTAATGGGTCATAATCATCACCGTCAAAAACGCGTTGATCTTTAATTTCGGAGACTTCATCAATAGGCCGTGCCACTTTTTCATCACCGGTTATTACGGTGTTTGTTACCGGATCAATGGGCTCCGGTTTGGGCTCCGGTTTGGGCTCCGGCTCAGATTCTTGAGCTTCAATTATTTCTTCTTCGCTTGGCAGAAATTCGTCCTGCTCGTCAAGCTGGTCAAGAAGATCTTTCAGTTCATCATCTATTTCTTTGGACATGGATCACCTAGAAGATTGCAGAAATTAGATAGCCAATCGCGGTTAATACCGGGCTTGCTCATCAATTTGACGGCCATAGTCCTAATAGTATTATAGTCTTCCACGTCAGCCAATAGCTTTTCATCGATCGGTTTGCCAATATTCTCTTGAAAGAATTCAACGGCTTCTTTCAGACTATTGGGCATCGTGCGTTTTTGGGTACGTGCACTATGGCGATGCCCCGATTTTCCACCGTGTTGCATTTGTGTGCGATCCGCACGTTCACGCTTAGGTTGTACTCTATCGGCCATTGTGATATCTTGAGCACAATGGCCATCTTCATCTTGATGGCTTCGAACAGTATCTTGAGCGTGATTCACTCGTCTACGCACACGATCCCTGGCCGATTCTGGAGTAGCCTCTTGGATAAGACGATTGAAATCGTCGGCGGTGGCTGTTTTCGACTCAATCTTAGTTAGAAGAAGAGAGAAAGTCGCAAATTTAGGTGTTCCCTCAACCGAGCCACCTCCCTCTGTCTCGCCCTTCATCTCAGCTTCTAACTTTTCTAGTCGATCGTAATAATCATCGCCTTCCTTGAGATGAGCCCAGGCTATCTTACCGGCATCATCCTCTGAGTCGGCAACCTTCGTTTCAGGGTCGTCATGGTGCTCTTCCATTTCGACCTTAACGCCCTTTTCAAACTGGTCTACAGAGAAAGATACTTCTTCCCAGTCGATCCCAATTTTCTCGCCTATTGCTTTCGCATCCATGATCCATCTCCACGATGGTTATAACTAATAACAAATCCGCATTAGTATTTTTGATTATTCTTCAAAATCAATTTGAAGTCTTCGACGATCCTTAGGTTTCGCAATATTGCGATTGATTGGAGAATCGGTAAATTCAAAACTGCGGAGTTTGATAAGACGGATAAATCCTGTCACAATAGCTCGCGATAAACCTGTGCGTGCAACAAGCTTACCGATTGTACCATCATGCGGTCTATCATCATTAAAGAGCAACCATTCCAAAGCCTGAATAATCTGCATATGGTCTTCATTATAAGTGCAGATCTGCCGGGCTTCCTCTAAGAAACGAACCATCACATCACTAACAGGACGAGACTTGTTTCCAAGGTGGCTGACATATGATTGAGAATTCTTCCGGTCACGCCCCTCCTTCTTAATATAGGCCAAAATCACCGTACGGGCAATCTGGGAGTTGTGTACTACCATCCCGTTTGCCACATACGAATGTGATGGCGTATCCACTGCAAAATCAAGCAATTCATTGCTACTGGTAACAATCTGTCTAATTGGCAACCATACTAGCTTATTTTTAGTAGTGGTGTGGTTAACTAATCTATCTTTTGCAAACGTATAATCAATATCGTCAGAATAATCGGCCCAAGCTTCTAACGCTTTCTGTGCAGTTTCTATTGTGCACTTATCGGCTTTTAACAAACGACGCAACGAATTATAATTTGAATGTCCTACACCATATTTTGCATATAAGGATCTAAATCGATCATTTAAACCATAAACAAAATCACGGATATGTTTTAAATTATTGACATTAGATTGTTTCCGCCATATTCCAAAACTAATAAAAGTATAGAACATCTCTGAGTCGCGAGAAGATAATAAAAGCTGAGTCACCCCGGTTAATGTACTAGTATAATTCTTAAATTCTCTAGTAGTACGTTTATCGTGTGATATCTTGGATATAATTCCAAAATTTAACAGAATCATACGCAATTGGGCTAATAACACTTTAGAACTAGTGGTATATCCAACATTACCATTTCGTTGGTTAGAATGCCCATCTCCATCAAACATGCCTGACAACATTTTGGCTATCAATCGTCTTGGTAGGCATAGCAAACGTGGTGGTATCAACTTCGACTGAGCAGTAGAGTGCTCCCCAAAACCAAGTTGTTCCATTAATTCAATAAAGCGAACGTTGCATAGTGAAACTCGTTGGTATTCGGGTTCGTGGATAAAATTTAACCCCATACTATTATTGACTAATTTGTCGATTATCTCATCATCTATATTGTAAATCACCAATTTACCATACGAATAAGACCCCTCAGCGATATACAACCCTAAAAAGTATGCTAGTTCTTCGGTGATTTTAGGTGGGTTTACCCATTTACCACGCTTAGTTAATTGTATATCATCTAGATCACAATATTCGCCAAATTGGTTTTGCCCACAGCGAATAGCCACCAAATCGCCGGTTGTGATAGTGTGTGCTTCTGGCCATCCAACACCTTCATGATTATGGATATATAACCTATGCTCTGGTGAACATTCCAATTCATATCCACATTCAGTGGTAAAACGAAGCGTGTCTGTATAATCTCTACATTTAACAGCTTCTACTAAAGCTAACCCATCTAACCCATCAACATGAACTGGTAATCCGGCCTCAAAATGATCTCTTACTTCAGAGGCAGCTAATGGCCCATGGCAGGTGGGAATCATGGTATCAGGAGAAACACACCACATGTTAAAAACTTTGGACATACCTCGATAAATGATTGTTTCAGAACCACCATAGAGATCTTGCACCGGCTCAATAATTGGCTCGTTTGCCAATTTTGCATCACAATGAGGGCAGAGTCGACCCCTGTGCATCTTCATCACTTCATCCATGGTTTTGATACCATATTCACGTTCGCCAGGGATGTAGAGAAGAGATTTGGCGGGATGGTCCGGGCTGTAGCATGTTCGGCAATGTGGCCGTGCCCGGTACTTGTAAAGAGTTTTTTCAATTTGGACCCAGGCTGTTTGGAGAAGGTCGCCGAAAGCAGACTCTTCTTGGCCTGGATAGATTGTGTGAAGCCCTTGCTTCCGGATAATCTGGCGGATCAGTTCTGTCGCATTGGACATAATCTGATCGCGAAGCTCTATTCTAGTACACCCGGTCCAAATATACTTTGTGAGATCCCACTCGACTATTTCATTGATGAAGTAGAGCTTCCTCTTAGTAGATACAGTTTTAACATTTTGAGTACTGTCTTGTGCGGCATTTATTGTTGGTTTTGACATAACTTACTTACTTAAAAACTGAATATCAATAATGAAAAAAACAAAGAAAAGCACAACACAAGTGTTTATCAGCAAAGCATTGGCCATGCATCATGATAAATATGACTATTCTAAAGTAGATTATGTTGGTAGTAAAAATTTAGTGGTTATAATATGTCATAAACACGGCGAATTCTTGCAAACGCCAAGCAACCATTTACGATCATCAGGATGCAAAAAATGCCAAGAAGAAAAAACACGACAGATCACAGCAGCTAATTTCAAAAAAAGATCGACCCAAAAACATGGTGATCGCTATTCTTACGAATTTGTAAAATATAAAGATTCTTTAACACCAGTTATAATCGGATGCCCACCACACGGTAAATTCAGTCAGACCCCACAACAACATCTTTTAGGAAGAGGATGTCCAAGTTGTGGTAGGTTAAAAATGGAAGAACATGCCCAAAAAACAAAGAAATTACACGCTTTTGACTTTATAAAAGCCGCAAATAATCGACATAATGGAAAATATGATTATTCTGAATCGGTATATGCATCGGCCCACGAAAAAACAGTAATAAAGTGCCCCAAGCATGGTGGGTTTTTACAAACACCATCGTCCCACCTAATTGGAAATGGTTGTCCAATATGTGCTAATGAGAATAAATCAACCCCATTAGCTTTATTTATTTTAGCAGCGAACAAAAAACATTATGATAAATATGATTATTCTGAGATGAGTTATGTTAATGCTAATTCAAAAATCAAAATCAAGTGTCCAATCCACGGTCTATTTATGCAAAGAGCGTCGTCTCATCTGGTCGGAAACGGTTGTCCAAAGTGCGCAATAGATAGAATGACGGATGATACAAATTCGTTTGTCGCAAAGGCTAAAAGAACACACGGTAAAAAGTATGATTATTCTAAAACAACATACAAGCATTCATCGCTGAAAGTGGTAATAACATGCCCAACCCACGGTGAATTCAAACAGATAGCTAATAATCATACCAATGGAGGTGGTTGCCCAAAATGTTGGCAAAATATATCAAAGCAACAGTTAGAAGTTGCGAAATTTTGCGAAAGTTGCGGTATAACAACAGAGACTAACAATAGAAGTGTCATATCGCCATTGGAAATAGACATATGGATAGAAAGCAGAAGACTTGGTATAGAATATCACGGGGCTTATCATCATTCGGCAAACTCAATCGAAAGAGATAATTTTTTAAAATACCGAAATCGTGATAAGGCAAAAGCGGCTTGTGATAATAAGATAACATTGCTACAAATTTTTAGCAACGAATGGTATGATGAGAGAAAAGGGAAGATATGGCAATCCATGATTCGACACAGGCTGCAAAAATCTGTACCAACATATGCAAGAAAATTACAAATTGTTGAACTTAACACACAATCGGAAAGAGAATTTTTTAATAATAATCATCTGCGTGGGTATTGCCCATCATCTATTTGCTATGCTTTGACAAATGGGGATATGATACTAAATGCTATGAGCTTTATCAAACGCAAGTCGTACTGGGAAATCCAAAGATTTGCAACGCACACTGGGTTTGCAGTAGTGGGAGGAAAAAGTAGATTATTCAAATGCTTTAAAACAAAACAACATCCCATTCGCGTTATAACATACGCTGATTTGAGATACTCTGACCCACAATGTTATGGTAATCTAGGCTTCATATATGAAAAATCAACAGTACCAGGGTATCAATATATCAAGAATGGTGTGGTTTTGGCAAGGCAGAAATGCCAGAAGCATAAATTAAATGTTTTGTTGGCCGAGTATGATCTCAATAAGACTGAACGTGAGAATATGTTCAATAATGGGTATCGTAGATTATGGGACGCAGGGCACTTGAAATTTGTCCTAGATTTCTAATTCAAGTACTACCGTTCTCGCTTTGGACGTTCGAGGAGTTCTTTTCTAATATGGAATCTGCTTTTGACAAGTTGGGCACCATCTATACTCCCACCGGGAAAAATCACGGTGGTCTTATACCCAGCGGCGATCATGGCTTTCAACCGCAATCGTGAGTGCTCGTAGAGGTACTTGTTACTGCGAAAAAAGAAATCAAAAATCCGGCTCCGCCCACGTGAATTATGCCGAACCGCTCGGCCAACCTTTTGGATGAAATCAGATCTCAACTTCCCCCCAGTAGCAACAATCAAATTCTCACAACCGCCATCAAGGTCAAGACCTCTATTAATAATCTTACCACCAATAAGTACGTCAAACTCTCTGCGTTCGAACTCACGCAATCTTTCATTACGCTGACGTTTTGGTGTTTTACCAAAAATGAAATTGGCAGAAAGACCAACATCTCTAATAGAAGCCTCTAAATTATAGCCCAATCGTTCCCTATCAACAAGAGCTAACGTACCGTCTCCTTGATACTTCTTACAAAGACCAGCAATCAACTTGTGAAAATCTTTATTGTCCACAAGCCACTCATCATAGGCAATATCATAAGCAGACTGGTCGTGAATACTCCCCTCAAGACCAAAAGCCAACATATAATAGTCAACAGGAATAATTCTACCAATTCGTTCTAATTCCTGCCGTGATTCGGTGGCAACAATCGAGCCTAAATGTTCCTGTATCACCAATCTCTCAACCGGCTTAGCATCATCAAAGATGGTCCCGGAAAAACCATACCGACGGCGCCCCTTGAACCAATGGCGGAACATATTCTTGAACGGGTCGGAAGTAGCTTTATCCGCTTCGTCAACAAGAAGCATTTCGGCTTCTTTGATATACCGTTGTAAAGACTTAGCATTTTTCCGCCGTGTCTTATATCCTTTAAATGATACTTCCCATCGTTCAAGCTTCTTCTCGTAGGTCTTGTCAGTATCTGCCTCAGTTCTTGAGGGAACCTTCGGCGGATTGGATGGTATTGTGAGTGATTGAATAGTACCAACCACAATCCGCTGACCATTCGGCTTTTCACCAGCATAGAACAATCCAACCTCATCAATCACATCACGAAGTTCAAGCCGTTGCTTAAGCTGTTCTACCACAATCCGCTGATCGGCAACAACCACTGTGGGACAATTAATTGCTTTGCATATCCCAGCAATAATTTCTGTATTATGAGACAATATACCATTTGTCCAATATGAGTGATCAAATTGCTCCTCTATTGAAGGCCCATGCTCGCTAGCCACTTGCAAATCATAGCAATTTTCGGCAGACGATTCTAAATTTATAGACTTTATTTTAGAGAATTGCATAATTGATCCAAATGGTTGCGCAAGTTAGTGATTGTAGATGCGCCAACAATTACAAAATAAACATAAGAAGCATATTTATTATCAGCCGCAAATTGATTGCCCACTTTTTTCTTTATATCATCAATATCGTTTGCAGCAGTATAAGTGCTTTTGATTTCTATAATATGTGGTGTGGATTGACCAACCAACGATAATTCAAAATCTGGAAACATATATCGCACACAATCACTAGCAATATATCTTATACTTGGTCCACGGGACAAATTTGAAATTCTCAAATCATCGTGGCATACTTTTATAAAATATTGCTCATATCTAGATTGATAAAACATTTTACCAAACCTACTATCAGCATAACCTTGGATACGCTTTGCACATTCAAAAATGGCTCTCACTTTTTCAGGAGTGTCATGGTTTCTGTGCCATGTCTTCAGCCTAGCCGCTTTAATCTCTTCTATTTCTTCGTCGCTTTTCGTAGCCATTGTTTGTTGAAATTTTTCAACCACGGCTGGTGCTGATGGATAATTCCCATTTACTTTTTTTATTTCCAGCCCACGACGAGCATGTTCCTTCAAATCAACATGCCTCATTAATTCCTCAGATTGTAAAGTATTCTCTACACCATACCTCTTAAAATTGGTACGTTTAATCTTCTCCTTAATATCCTCATGAAGCATCGGATCGCCATTTTTTTCGGCCCAAGCACCAATACCCAGTTTCCAATTCTCCTTACCAAGCTTAGAATATTTCTCCTTATTCTCAGCCATCATCTTACTACTAGCATCACGTCGCAAACAATTCGCACACAACAAAGACCTATTCTTTCTAAATCCAGGCAATGGTCTTGTTGTTGTCGCCCCACATTCACAAACCCAATGACAATTGATAATTGATGATTGCTTCCAATTACCATTTTTCCTTTTCGACTTGCCATATTTTCTCGTAAAAGTAATCCGATACAACTCCGGAAAATGTGGTTCTGGCACCTCATCCAAACTTATATCAATAGTATCGGTCCTAAGCTCACTTTCCAACCTTTTAGGCTGTAAGCAATTTCGACATAATAATTGTGAATTTTTGCGAAATTTAGACAACACTCTAATATTGCGTTTACCACACTCCACACAATCAAAAGCACATTGTATAGTAAACATCTGACATGGATTACGTTTAGACGACCTGGCGATGTGATACTTCTTTTGTATTTCAACCCTGTCGATATTATCGATGTTTGATACATCATGCCCAGCATCATCTGGTGATATTATGATAACATCTGTGCGAAAATCAGCCATCTATCGCCACCTCATCATCAACCATCAAGTCTTTGAGCATAACCCACCCGCGCTTAGTAAACACCCTATGTTCTGGCACTCCTCTAAGCCAATGGCCAGACTCTAATTCTAATTTCATTATCTGCCGCTTATCAGTCTTATACAAAGCAGTAATATCCACCAAACCACCGGGATATTTCACACGTAATCCATCAATAGATCTATATTCTTCATCCTTAAACCCGTCAAAAAGAGTGCCAATCTCAATTTCGCCGAGTCCTTCTATGTTTATTTTTGACTCAAATGTGCAGCACTTACCGCCGCCCGTGGGGACATCTACTAAACCGCACTCAACTTTACAAGCTGCCTGAATGCCGCGAACTTGATGCGGATCGAGTATAATCCCCGGCAAAAAATCTGGCTTGATATCTTCCGGCTTCAATTTTTCATATTCCCACTTTAGCCTAGTGTCCCTAATCACCAATGGTATACCATGTTCTTTACACACACCACGCAGCATACTTAGCAAAGGCCGGGCCATTCGCTTTTTAGCACGATTGTACTTGCGATAGATACCATCCCAATTACCACGTTGGGCGGGGTCGACATAATGCCCAGGATGGGAAACGCTAAACTGAACCCATAGGATTTCTTCCTCAGCGTCTGTAATATTATCAAACCAAATCCACTGATTATCTTCTATAGTTGCTCTCATAATGATATAATACGCATAGAGGCCGGATTGATAAAAATCCGACCTCTCATATCAACTTTCTAATTCTCGTCAACCTCAACACAGGGGATATCAAAATGTACCCGCCCACAATGCTCACACTTCGTAGGCACGGCAAACGTACTGCTTGTTCCACCTTCGGTCGACCAAATATGCAAAAGACCACTCGGCATCTGAATCAATACGCAACCGGGGTCGAGAACATAAGGATTTGGCGAAGGTCCATCGATAATCGTGATATGGCCAGTATAGTCTGGCATGCCCTCCGTTCGTAAGATACGATCAAAAGTGTCAATAATCTCACCGAAGTTGTCGACAGTATACTGTTTAACAATCATTTGGTCTCCTACACAATTACGCATTTATCCGTATCGCAGTACATCGCACCTTCCGCCTCTTGGCCAAAGAAGTCAGTATAATCTGCCGGTTTCAGAGTAGCATTATAATCATCGACTTCTTTAACAGTACAAGGTTCATACGGTGCCTGAGCATAACCATGATTGGATAAAGGCAAGAAACTAATCCCCTTAAGTTGATCCTCGAACGTCCCAATAATACGTGCAATATCACCAGCTTCCTCTGGGTGGAACTTGATAGTACACGAAACTTGGTTATCGGCCCAATACCGCTGGTAATCAACAACATTAACCATCTGCTCCCACATCGAAACCTCGGAAACAGGTCTCACACGGTCATCACTGATAGCAAATTTGACAACAACAGTACGATCCTGATCCTTAACATCCGGCTCGATGTGGAACCCAGCCTCTTCCAAAAGCGGAATCAACGAACTATCCTTGGCAATACGTGCTCGCCGCCAATACGTGCAGGCTTCCGGGTGGTGAATACCAGGCGTGGTACCAACAACCAACGAAATCGTGCCACTCGGCTTAACAGAAGTCACCTTAATAGACTTCTGGATGCACAACCATTCAGAATAAAGCTCCCAGCGTCGGATTTCGTGGTATCCAGCGTCGCAGAAATCTTTTAGAACCGTTCGACGGCCAAATTTCTTGAATGCTTGCACAATACCACTTTGTGACAAACCAATTCGCCTATTACGAAGCGTAACCTGATTCGTCCGTGGGTTATGTGTTGGAAGCAACGTTACCGTCTTTGCGTAAAGATAGGCGAACTTAAGAGTTCGCATGTAATCATCAGCATCCTCGTGGTTGGCTGGGAATGTTTCAACCAGATTGCATTGATAGGTTAATGAATTCCCAAAAACACCCATATGATTATCTGGTTCGTCAAAACAAAATGTATCATGCGTGCCACCCAACTCCTCGACACGCACAATTTTTTGTTTTTTAGCCATATCAATCATTTTATTTGGGTACCGTGGATTAGACCGCAAACGAGAACCTATTTTCACAGCCACTTTATATCTGGTCGGGATCTCACCAGCTTCAAAACTTGATATTTGGACATACCACAAATCATACTTGCGTACACCCTTGTTTGTTACTTGTCCCTTTGGATGGCATAGGTTCACAGATGCATGGTTGATACCAACCCTTCGCAATAAAAGCTGAAGACTACGCATATGTTCTTCAGTTCCATAGATCCTATATCCATCGGTATGCGGTTGCCTAACAAGGCTTCCATCTGACTCAATCCAACCAGCAATAAATTCCAAGGCACTCTCTTGGTCAAATTCAAACACCCATTGTGGGATTGGAGATTCAATATCTCTCAATTCTTTGGTTTGCTCAACTGTCACAAGATTTTTAAGAGAGTATCTTCGATAAGGGTCGGCATAGCCCTCTTTGATTTGTGGTTTATAAGGTATACCACCAAGCTGTAAGGCTTCCATCTTTTCGTCAGACCCACAAACAACGGCCATTGACCGTGTATATTTAGGACGATCAACAAGATCCAGAAACCCGTCGCCAGTAATATAACCCATTTCAAATGCATTCGGCTCAAATCGACCAGAAATCATACCCAACGAATATGGGTGTGACTTACTACCTGAGACCAGATCTTGAGTCTCAACTCGTCGGTACACCCGTTTTCCAGATGGTTTCACCAACCAACCATGATTAGATGTAGTGTCTAAGTATGAACCATCTGACATGTGAACTCTAAACAATTTCCTATTAGAGCCAGTCATCCTAGGTTCAACTTTTGACCAATCATCACCGTTCCAAATTTCAATCGATTTTCCAACCAATTCTGCAATTGGCTGGACTCCATCACGCATCTGAAGCATCGTACTACCGGCCACACACAACTCGTATGACTCAAGCGATTGTTCAAGGCACGGATTGCCACCTTTGACACGACCATCAATACCAGGTTGCCGACCATCGATCATGCGGCCATAGTCACGCATGTTATCAAGCCACATCAGACCGGGCTCACCATTAGAGGCGATATGTTGGCCGATGGTCGTATAATCCATGCCGACACTGGCGAAAATCGAATTGTTTGATGCCCAGCGATGATGATTCAGAGAATTCCAAGTATTAATCGCCGGAACCAACCGCTCTTGGGGGATGACCAATTCGCCATCTTCTGTGAAATCCGCTAGTGATGCTTTGTTTCGGTCTTGGGCGAAAAGATTGGTGGTGATCTCGGAGAATTTGCCGTAGTCTTGTTCTTCAAGCGTCTCCAGCGGATTCTTCATTGAGCAGTATTTCTCATCGTCGGGTTCGCCAAAGGCGATCTCGGCGGTACGGCGGACATTGCCAGCCACGACGCAACGACCAATATAATTCATCAGGTCAGTGATATCGACACTGGTTAGTGCTTTGCCAACACAACGATCAAGATGCTCCCTGATTAACTCATGTAATTCAAGGAGAATTGATGGACCTGAGGCTTTGCCACCAAACCCTTTAATAATACTGCCGGGTTTTCTGATGCTGCTATAATCGAATTGGATATTACCAATTTGGGGCTTTTTGGTATAGGACCAGATGAGCACTCGCATCGAGTCAACCCAACCTTCACGGGAGTCGTCGATTAAATAGCGGTTGTGCTTCTTATCTGGTGCTTTAATTTGGATTTTCCCGGCACCTTTTGTGTCAAACCCAACCCCAACTCCCAACATAGACATGTCCATCAGGAAGCAAAATGGCTCGGCGGGATCAGCTTCAATTTCGTCGTCGGTGGAGACAAAGCCACAGTTGCAAAGAGCCGCACTTCCACGTTCCCACATGAACTTCGTACCCATCATCCACATGCCGCGTCCGGGCGGGAGAAATTTGAATTCCCACATGCGTTGGAACATTTCCTGGGCGGATATTTGTGCCTTATCATAGTCCCACGGGATGTGGATCTTTCGGCAATGGCGGCGTTGGATCTCGTAGCAACCTTCAACTACCCGTCGCAGGGTGTCAAGAAAGCTTTCTTTGGTACCGTCTTCTTTCAGGCGAGAATATGTGCGATAGAAGACAAATTCGCCCATACCATTAAACCCGAAATTGGGTTTTTTGTTGGCATACGTAGATAAAAACAGGGCATCCAATTTGAACTGAATATCGCCGTTAGTATGCCGTATATGACCAAAGTAAGTCTCTGTGATACTTTCTTCGTGTGTATCGTTCGCTTTTGCTAGTTCTATAGACACAATTCTCTCCAATCGGGGCCTAGAATCCGTTTTATGTTGATAATATTATCTGTGTCCTCAGTAAACTCAGATCGCAGCATATATAATATGGTCGCTCTCGGGAGAATTTCCCTTTCCTCTGGGTGGGTCTTAGCAAGACGTGCTAAGGCTCTCCCACACGGCTTCGACAATGCTAAGTACAGCCTAGAAATGCGGGAAGCCTGGACCCATTGTGTAAGATTGCAGAGTTCGTCGGGATCCCGACGACAGAGAAGTGTTTCAAACAAATTACTTTGTGATCGTTCTGTTAACCAATTGTGAATGTGCTCAATCGAATCAGTGCATTGTTTGTGGGTATTCGCCTGTTTCTGCAGTTCATCATAGCATATCTGCAAAAGATTAGACTGATGCAAAGCGGCCAATCCTTTCCGTAAGACGCCCGCTTCCTTGCAGTGTCGCACAGCAATACTAATAAATTGCTTGGCTAAATCTTCATCAAAATCCCACTCTGAAATTTTCAGAGTTAATGAGCGAACATAACGCCATTGGTAAGTCTTGACTGGGTCTGTATTAGAAGGGAACTTCAGTCTGATGCCTTGTTGTAGATAGGCCGCAGAACACCAGTCCCAAACCGTCATGATTCTATCATCTGATAGCTCTAGAATGTTCATGCGGTTCTTAATACAAGGAGAAGCAATGCCTGACAATAGTGAACCCCTCGAAAACGATATGATCCAGAAAAATTCCGAAAACGATCTTGAAGACGAAAACAGCGACAGCCAAGAAAACCGTCGCCAAGACATGTTTGAAGAGACATTTCAAACTCTGATGAATGGATTTGGCGAAGCATGTGAGAAAGAGGGGGTAGAAGTGGCTATCGCCGTGGCAAAACACCCAGATTTTAAACAGCCGATGGTCTTTTATAAGGCTGGCCACATAGTAGACGCAGCCAGCCTAATGGCCGAGATCTTGCGGCAAATCAAAACAGAACTCTTTGCCGATCTCGACACAGAGCCACACTAGTGAACCGACTCATCAAAAAGAATTTCGATCTTGCGTTTAAGATCGTCGTCAGCGTTTTCGTGGCAATCTGAGAGAGTTTTGTGGATAGGATTAGATGCATCAATTTCCCAATTGTACACAATAACCTTCAGATTTTCAAACATCATGGGTATGCATGGCGCATGGCGTAATTCATGCATTCTGGTGATGACCTGTTTACAAGCCTTATCAAGATCTGGGCTTTCATCACCATAGTACCCACGAACCGACCCCTCCACAGAGGCAACCATCTTATCAAAATCTGTGAAGCTGTAAATCCGATCAGCATTACCATCATAGCAGATCATCCAAATCCGAATTATTTTGTCTCTGAATCCCATAATTTTGTAGTATAGAAAACGGAAGACCAGCTAAGTCCTCCGTTTTGCCGCCTTCCACTATCCTTGTGATATCATTCCTTCTAACCTCACCGCCTCTATCCGCAAAATACTCTTCAATCATCACCCCATCTTTATAAACCACAAACATATGTGGAACCAAAGACGCCACATCATAGGTATTATCTGGGCCAAGAAGTGTCTTCTTGACTGTCGGCCCAAACATTTCGATGACTTCGACCAAGCCGGAAACTACTATGAACCTGTTTGCACGCTCTTTATGAAAATGCATTGAGCAAAAACTATTGGCCACGATTTGCAGTTCATACTTAGAATAAAACGGACTGTTAACTAATTCCTTCGTTTTACCCCAGCACTTTTGAACCCATTCGCCCATTGACTCTAACCACCAAGTTTCTCATAGTAGTATGAAGTGGTGCGTTTACCTTCAACGATTAACTCGCTGAACTTCACACCAGTGTTTTCAGCCGAATCTATATCACCATTTGGAAGAATATTATCCGAAGGCTGAAACAGATCAACGTAAGCCACGCCATCAATCGCTTCAACAACTTCGATAATATTAGAAACATATAGTCCCTGTCCCATATCCCAACGAGACACATTGAAAAAATTGTCAATAGCGGTTTCAACTTTATCCTTGATGACAGATGCATCAACATTTCTGTGTACAACTACCGTCATTTCGATATCTACTGGCCTAATTTGACCATCTAGCACAGAAACGTGATCAGTAAGAACGTTTAGATTGCTGAAATAAGTCTCAAGACCAGTCTTAAGCCCAGCATTCGGAGCAGTAGGAATATCATCCGGACCAACAGCCAAAGCATAGATTTCGACCAAATTAGCATTTAACCCAGACCGAAGTGTAGCAACGGCCTTACTAATAGCCCCAAACACCGGATGAGTAAAAGTGCTGGCCGCTTGGGCGTAGTCGTCGGCGGTAACGATGCTCTTTTGTGTCGCAAAGTCTCTCGGAGCCCTTTTCTTGGCTTGTTCGATTGTCTCGCGGTCTGTGCCCCCATTTGACGGCGAAATGTTACGAAAGCGAACGGAGACAGCCGCATTGGCTGGTGCATTTGGTGACATCTGAAGTTGAGAATCAATCTGACCAACACCAATTCTACCCCTAATACCACCACCGGCTCTAAACCTAAACGAGATTTCAGCACCAGACTGAGGGGCCTGACCGGTCAAGTCATCGCCAAACCTGAATACCGCGATATTCTCGAAGAAGTTCACCTCCACTACTTTATCATTCGGACCAAAACGTTCAATCGGCTCAGTAATAACTGTCCACTCTTCTGAAGAATTCCCAACCGTGATCGTTACAAAAATTGGGCTTTCCAGGATATTCGGCTCTGTTATTTCAAAAACCTGATTTGACCCACCAGCACTAGTCACTATAACGGGACTTACAAATTGTCCCTCAACACCCCAAGCGGTCACGCCACGTTTACTAGCTGGAATGATAATCTTACTTGTCCAATCGTCCGGTGCTCTAAACACCTCATACACAATTTGTTGACCATCTGGACCATCAGTCAAAGTAAAAGTTGAGCCAGCCGTAACTTCAATATCGGTGCTAACCGGGAGATCAACAGACACTTCGATATCCACCACAGCCGGGGTTTGGCGACGAATCCGCTGGTTGATAAGTGCCAAATGGTTGATAACAGCCTGCTCAGTTTGTGCGGTCGGTAATGTCGCCTCATTTGCAAGAATATCACCACGCAATGAAAGCTTGGCCACAGTAGCTGCAACAATTTCGGTGAGCATCATAATTCCGTTGCTGGCCACAAAATCATTGAATTGATCTGGAAAGTAGGTCTTAATATACTCAATAATCGCACGTCGTGCAGTAGTATAATCAAGACCACTGAAATCTAAACGTCTTAATTTAGCTGGTGGAAGGACAACACCGATTGTCTCCGGAGTAGTCGGTAAATCAAACAGCGTTTGGTTTTCGTTTGACATTTTACACTCTCAAATTATGAACTAGCCGCTACATCAAGAGATTGCTCGATAGTTAAACGACGTTTGGGGTCTTTTCTCATAACAACAATGATTTTAATATTCAACCGATTATTATCATCGTCTCTTTCCAAATTAACCGATCTAACAATAATCCGTGGATCGTTAGCAACTTTATCCCTAATTTCTTCTCTCAGACTCGATAAATCCTGCTCCGTCATCGGTTCAAAAACGAAATTCCGAAGATTAACACCAAATTCGGGACGCATAACACGTTCACCCGGCACAGTCATCAATGTCTGCAGAATATCATTCTTGATAAGACGATCATCCTCCTGCCGAGACAAAATATTCTGCGCCCCTCCGATGAAAGGCGGA